AGCGGCCCTACAGCCAAAGAAATTATGGGCGGCAAGAAGACCAAAGGTGTAACAGGCGAGGCTATGCGCTCCGTCGGTCGCAACATGGCTCGTGCTAACAACCAAAAGCGAGGCTAATCATGGCAACATTTAGCAAGAAAATGATGGGCAAAGAAGTTGGCGATGCCAAAGTCTATGCCAAGCCACACACAATGACCGGCAAAGCTGTCAGCGCCTCTACCAACCCCGGTAGCGGCCCTAATCACAGCAAGCTTGATACATTGGATGTCAGCATTGCCAATGAAAGCAAGTCTGCCGGTAATGAGCCAACCAAAACTAGCGGCATCAAGATGCGCGGTGCAGGTGCAGCTACCAAAGGCTTTATGTCTAGAGGCCCGATGGCATGAATTACACGCAGCTTGTCACCGCAGTAACTGATTACTGCGAAAACACTTTCCAAACAACTGACATGGATACATTTATCCGTCAGGCGGAGCAACGTGTGTACAACACAGTGCAGATTGCCAATTTGAGGAAGAATGTGACCGGCTCGTTGACTCAAGGTAACAAATACCTTGCGTGCCCTAGCGACTTCTTGTCGCCATATAGCTTGGCTATATACCCCGCAGCCGGTGGCGATTATTTGTTCTTGCTTAACAAAGATGTGAACTTCATGCGTGAAGCATATCCAAACCCTGCTACGCAAGGTAAGCCAAAGCATTATTCCATCTTTGGCCCTCAATCAAACGATGTCAATGAACTGACGTTCTTGCTTGGCCCAACGCCAAATGCGTCGTACATGGCTGAGTTGCATTATTACTACTACCCCGAGTCTATTGTTACTGCGTCTACCACATGGTTAGGCGATAACTTTGACTCTGTTTTGTTGTACGGCACAATCTGCGAGGCGTTTGTGTATATGCGCCAAGAGGCTGACATGATGAAGCTTGCGCAAGATCGCTATACACAAGCTATGGCACTGCTCAAGAACTTGGGTGATGGTAAACAACGTGCTGACGCTTACCGCGACGGCCAAGTTAGGACTCCTGTCTTATGAGCATTCTTCAAACAGCAACTACAAGTTTCAAGGTGCAACTGCTTCAAGCAGTTCACAACTTTGGCCCAACGTCGGCCAATACATTCAAAATTGCTTTGTACACTGCAAACGCAGACATCAACGCAGACACAACCATTTACACGACAACTAATGAAATTGTAGGTACAGGATATACAGCGGGGGGCAATACATTGGTTATTTCTACCTCTCCTACCTCCGGCAACAACACCGGCAACGTTCCAACTGCGTACATTTCGTTCAATAACACATCTTGGACAAATGCAACATTTACTACCCGTGCAGCGTTAATTTATAACGTCACGCAGGGTAATAAGTCAGTCGCAGTCTTGGACTTTGGCGCGGATAAAACTGTGTCCAATGACACATTTCAAATAATCTTCCCAACCCCCGATGCCAACAGCGCCATTGTGCGCATCTCTTAAGGAACCATCATGGAATTTAGTTCAGCAAAAGACCAAGTGTCAGCTTCATTAATCACCAAGCCCGGTATGGGCGAGTCTGTTGGCGCAGGCGGTGTTTACACCGTTACTTGCGTAGGCGCGGATGGCGTAGAGAAGTGGTCAGACACATTCCATAACTTGGTTATGAACCAAGGCATTACAAACATGAACGGCGTGTACTTTGCTTCTAGTACACAGTCTACAACTTGGTACTTAGGTTTGGTAACCGGCCCCGGTTCAGGTACAACGTTTGCCGCAGGTGATACGTTGGCTTCTCACGCAGGTTGGACTGAAAATACAGACTACACACCTAGCGGTCGTAAGGCTGTAACGTTTGGTGCTGCCACATCTGCCAATCCTTCTGTGATTAGCAACTCTGCTGCTCCTACATCATTCTCAATGAACGGCACGGCAACTATTGCCGGAGCTTTCTTGTGCAATGTGTCTACAGGAACTTCAGGTATTTTGTTCTCTGCCGGCGACTTTACAGGCGGCGACAAGTCTGTTGCTTCAGGCGACACATTGAACGTTACTTACACATTCTCATTGACAGCGACCTAATAGGGTATGTTCGGAGATGTAGCTTTTGCACAAGCACCGTTTGCTGCCCTTGGCGGCAATACGTTTGCCGTCTCCGTTTCAGAAACAGGATCAGTAGCCTCGGAGGTAGATGCTCTGTTTACTGCGGGTGGTTTGATTGCTGAAGCTGTTTCTGCGTCTTCCTCGCAAACTGTTCAAGCCGCATTTGTTGGTGCAAGAAATGAAACTGCATCTACATCTGCGGCGTTTAACACGTTAAACAATACGTTTAATGTTGCTCGTTCAGAAACAGCAAGCAGTGCAAGCACTTTTGCATCCCAAGTAAACTTTAATGCGTCTAGGTCAGAAACAGTATCAAGCTCAGCTACAGTTCAATCGCAGGTAAATTTTGCCGGTGTATTAGCCGAAGCTGCAAGTGCAGCAGCCACATTTTTAAGTAATTTTATAACTGCACGCAGCCTTTCTGAAGCTGCGTCTACATCTGCGGCATCTACATCGCAAGCCAATTTTGTAGGTTCAATTGCCGAAAGCGTATCTGCGGTTGCAGTAAATACATCTAGGGCTACGTTTGCTACAGCCATCCAAGAGGTGGCTTCAAGTTCAAGCTCAACATCCTCTGCCGCTACATTTGTAGCAGCAATTGCAGCAAGCGCCTCTACAAGTGCTGTATTCCAAGCCGGTTTAGTATTTAGTGCTGTTGTAGCGGAGACTGCATCTACTTCTGCCGCTATAAGCAGGCAAGTGGTTTTTACAGGCTCAGTGGCTGAACTTGCCTCTGCCGCAGCAACCATGAGCGTGCAACGCACAGTTAACGCCAATGTTCAAGGCATACAATTGCTTGTCTCAATTGGAGATGTGCTTGTTTGGGCTGTAATAGATGACACGCAAAGCCCTAACTGGCAAAATATCAACAATGCACAAGGCTCCGGTTGGTCTGTGATTTCTAACGTACAAACACCCGGTTGGGATGACCTACCGTCGTAAGGATTAAAAATGGCTTTAGTACTCAAAGATCGGGTCAAACAAACCGCTTCTGCACCGGGCACAGGCACTATTACGTTGGGGTCAACCCCCACAGGCTTTCAAGCTTTTTCTGCTGTTGGTAACGGCAACACTACATATTTTGCGATTGTTGATCCCACATCAGGTGCGTGGGAAGTTAACTACGGAACATATACGTCGTCAGGCACAACTCTGACTCGTAACGCTACACCACTGTCTTCTTCCACGGGATCTTTGGTCAACTTTACCGGCGTGGTAGATGTATTTGTAACGTACCCATCTGAGAACGCAGTATGGCGAGATACTTCCGGTGTTGTGGTGCAGCAGTCTTTTGGGGCAATTACAGCTACTTCTGCAGCTTTAACTTCAGGCACGATTACAACCGCGCCTACCAACGCTACCGACATTGTTAATAAAGAATACGCAGACTCAATTTCATCAGGTTTAAATTACCACCAACCGGTTAATTACGCCTCAACTACTGCATTAGCCACGTACACATACAACAATGGCGCAAGTGGTGTAGGGGCGACTATTACAGCGGTTGCCAATGGCGCTTTGTCTATGGGCGGTGGGTCTCCTACTGCTACCCAACGTGTGTTGGTTAAAGATGAAATTGGTGGCAACGCGCCTTACAACGGTATTTACACCGTGACCCAAGCAGGCACAAGCTTGCTCCCGTTTATCTTGACCCGTGCAACTGACTACGACACAAGCGGCACAGGTACAAATGAGATTGATGCGGGTGACTATGTATTGGTTATCTCAGGTACTTTGGCTTCTACAGCTTGGGTTCAGCAAACACCCCTGCCAATTACTGTAGGTACAACTGCGCTGACATTCTTGCAGTTCAATGCACCTATTACATATTACGCAGGTACAGGTCTAAACCTTTCTCCTGCCACAACATTTAACATTTCTAACACAGGCGTAACGGCTACTACATACGGCTCTGCTTCTGCGGTTCCTGTCTTTGCCGTTAATGCACAAGGCCAATTAACTTCAGTAACTAACACAAGCATTGCTATTAATGGATCCGCAGTTTCCGGCAATATTGCAGGATCCGCAGGGTCGGTAGCAAATGCTTTAACTGCCGGCACTTACCTGACAAGTGCAGGTACGTATGATGGTTCTGCTGCGCGTACATTTGCGGTAGATGCCACATCAGCTAATACAGCCTCTAAAGTGGTGGCGCGTGATGTCTCAGGAAACTTCTCTGCAAACATAATTACCGCAGCTTTGACAGGAAACGCTTCCACAGCCACCGCAGCTACTAACATTGCAGGCGGTGCAGCCAATCAAGTCCCGTACCAAACAGGCGCGGCAACTACATCATTTATTGCAGCCCCAACTACAGGTAGCACATTCCTTAGTTGGAGTGGTTCTGCATTTGCATGGTCTGCTATCTCTACACCCTCTTCCGTCACGTTCAACAATGGCGGTACAGGTGATGTTTCGGGTACAACGTTTAACGGCTCTGTAGCTAGGACAATTTCTTACAACACTGTAGGTGCTTCTCCGTTGGCGGGTTCTTCTAGTTTGGTTACAACCGGCACAGTTACGTCCGGCACATGGTCAGGATTGTTTGGTGCTGTTACCGGCGCTAATTTGACCAACTTAACTGCGGGCAACTTGGCAGGAACTATCCCATCCACAGTCTTGGGCAACTCTACAGTCTACGTTGGTACAACAGCCGTTGCTTTAAACAGGGCATCTGCTAATTTAGCTTTAACCGGTATTTTGAGCGAAACTTATTCCGGCGCTACATCGGGAACAATTCAAGTTATCCCTGCGGCTGTTGCAGGCACAGGAACCGTATTGACGTTGCCCGCAACCACCGGCACGGCGATTACAACGGGCGATACAGGCACAGTGACCAATACCATGTTGGCAGGCTCTATTGCAGATACCAAACTGAGCACAATCTCAACCGCAGGCAAGGTATCCAACTCTGCTACCACTGCAACCAATGCTAATACTGCGTCTGCTATTGTGGCTCGTGACGCTTCAGGAAACTTCTCAGCCGGTACAATTACAGCCACTTTGAGCGGTTCTGCGACTAGCGCAGGCACAGCAACTACGGCAACTACAGCCACAAACATAGCAGCAGGCGTAGCAGGTGCAGTGCCATACCAATCAGGCGCAGGGGCAACTGGTTTCTCTGCCGCAGGAACGTCCGGTCAAGTTCTTACATCGTCCGGCACAACTGCACCTACATGGACTACTGCAACTAGCGCAAACACTGCTTCAGCCATTGTCCAACGGGACGCATCCGGTAACTTTACTGCCGGTACTATTACGGCTGCATTAAGCGGTAATGCCACAACAGCCACAAGCGCAACAAGCGCAACAAGCGCAACAAGCGCAACAACGGCTACTAATTTGGCAGGCGGCTCCGCAGGTACTATTCCTTATCAGTCAGCCGCAGGTACAACTGTCCAATTAACTGCGGGTACAGCAGGCTACATTCTCCAAGCCAAC